GTTTCTAACTCGCTCCTGTTCTACAACGGTGCCTACAGGCTTGCCATATTCTTCGTCATGCTCAGTTATGAGGTGACCCACACCGCAGGTTGGCAGAGCTAAGTGATCTAAATACACCTCATACTTGCAGCCCTCGTCTTCGGCTATTTCTTCGCGTAATCTGTCTTTGTTCATTTTTTAAATCCTTTTAGGCCCCGTATACCAAATGATGCGCCAATGCTGGCGTACATCGCCCATTGAAACCACTCTGGTGTACGCGACAACGCGGCAAACCCATCCTCAACATATTGTTGAGTAAAAGGTATAAAACACATGGCAATTATAGCAATGAACAAAATGGTCCACGCTTCGTCTTTCCATGAGTTATCAGAGGCTTGCGCCATTATTTTTTCCCAGCCCGCCTCATGCGTAGCTGCTGTGACCATAACCTGCGCTTCTGCTTCGGCTCGTGCTTTAGCTACAGCGCCTTTGGCTTTGGTCTGTTCAATCTTTGACTCCATAAAAGAGCCCGCTAAATTTGCTATAGGACCAATAAGAGCCTGTAACATCACTTCATCTCCATCATTGTTTCAATCTTAGCAATGCGTAGCTCAAGGTCCCGCACACGTTGGATATTAGCTTCTACCGACGCTGGCGGCTTCCAGTCGTCTATCCAGTTGTCATTCTCTTGAATTTCTTCCCAGTGCATTTTCTGTTCATGTTCTAAGAAAGCCAGCCGTTCAGTGATCGAAAAATAACCCCAGACGGACAGGCCAGTAAAAGCTATTAGCCCTATTAGGTTCTTTAGGGGGATGGTAAATTCACTACTCTCGTTTAACTTTGAAGCCATATCATCCCCACAAGTAACCGCCTAAAAAAGAAAGCGCCCATATCAAGGGCAAAACATAGAACATCATTCAACTCCTAGAACTTTTGACAACCCAAACACTTCAAGCATAATAAAGGTAAAGAAAAGCAAGAGGATAGAACCAGCTATCAGCTTGCCGCTGAAGTTAGTCGAACCAATCTTTATAGCTACAAACTCATTACCCAATATACGAAGCACTAGCTCAAAGCTGTTTTGCCCGACATTAACTTCAACGGGTTTTTTCTTTTCTTCAGTCACAATTTTCCTTTCCGGCACAATCTTCCGGGAAACAATGCGCCATCATTCGGTAATGCTTGTTTTCGTAGGATGCTTTCCACATATCCTCGTCAATAAGATAAATACATTGTTCTTCTGTCATTACCTGCTGCAATACTATCTGATTACCAATATAGTGCCACTCTGCGCCGTAGTTACCCCACATACTTATTACCAGCAGGAACCCCTTATCCATTATCAATACAACTCTTGATTTTTATTTACTTTTACCGGTTTACAATATGCCGTAGCCTTATGTTTTAAGGGAACTCCGCTATAATGTTGGTAATTCCCATACCTTTTTGTTATCTGAGAAGCAAAAAAATTGCAATCGGTTACTGATCTAAAATACATGTCTTGGCTCTGAACCTTACCGCCTAAAACCAATACAAGTAAAAAAGCGTGTATCATTTCTTTGCCATATAAGCTTGTGCGCCAAAGTAAAAACCTACTATAGACGCCTGACTAAGAAACAGCATATCACTCAAGCTAGCCAGAAACGCCAACCTGCTTTCCGGTATCCAAGGAACCAACGGCAACAGCGCAAATCCTACCATGCTGGCAACAGCAATCCATGCCATGCGCTTCTGTGCGTCCGCCTTCTCTTCCCGAAGCTCTAACTCCAGCATATCCTTCGCGTGAGCAATTTCCTCGTCCGTCACAGTGCCGTCATTATCAAGGTCAAATTGTGCAAACCTAGAGTTTTCTGAAAGTTGTTTAGCCATCACCACTCCACAATCTTGTTACTACTATTAGGGTCATATAAGCACATATACATCCTCGGACAAAACTCTCCAATGATCATAGATGTACGGGTTTTATTCGCTCCCTCGTAGTAACAGTGCCATTCCTCGCCTACTTTCTTGTACTTAGCAAGTCTGCACGGAACGTAGTTATCACCATCCGCCCGCGCCATCATCACAATCATTATAGCAAAAAACATTGCAGCCGCTACGACGGCTCCAGCAACCATAAAGAACTGCTTCAAATTTTCCTCAAACTCTCTTGCCTCTTGAATTTTTTGACGTTTGGCTTCGGCAGCGGCTTCTTTGGCAGCCTTTATACGTCGCGCACGTTCCTCTGTAATGGACTTCCATGTACCGGGTCCAAACCTTAAATCCACCATTTGCGCTATTTCCCGCATCTGCTCTTGTGCAAGGCGAGCGTCAATAATCTCAGACGCAACAGATTTCACGCCAAACTGATCCCCTACGCTCATCCCAGACTTGGCGTTACGTTTCTTTTGGACCTGTTGCTCACCCTCAAAAAGGTTGTCAATAAATCCGGCAATTTCGGATACATCGTTGGCCGTTCCAATAGCGGATTTTATCCCGTCCACTGCACTTTTAAACAACGCTATGCCCGCTAGCGTTTCTGCTATCATTTTGCCCCCAAGTTATTCCCCTAACGGGATCTATTAAAAGGGTTGCGAGCCATCGCCAAAGCTTCGGCGGGAGTCAAGACAAGGTTAGCCGCCGGTCGCCTCCGGGAAAACAGGGATGACCTATCCACCGGATTAAGCGCTGGACCCGCAGCAATTTGGTTTCGCTCCTGCATAGGCAACGCCCTTGCTACAGGAGGCGCATCAATTTGCCTTTGGAACGGGTCTTGAATTGGCAACGAGTCTTGAGTTAGCAACGGGTATTGAGTTGCCGGAGGGTTGGCCGGTTCTGAAAGAGGCTGCCTCATTTTTAAAAAATTTTTAAAATCAGCCGCTTCTAAACCACCGCCAAAAGTATAAACGACACCCTCGTATTCCACCGGGGTAAGAGCTTGAGTCCCTACCCGAAACTCACCCTTATTGCGAGCTTCCTCGTCAAGTCTTTTCTGGTACGCCCTGAACTCGTCATAAAAAGGTAGTTCTTTTATTGCGTCAGTCTGCGAAGACTTTCCCTTCGGGGCCGCTGCTCCGCCTTCGTCCATATATCGAATAGATTTGTCTATCATCACGGTCCCCTCTGTTTGAGTAACTCTCTTTCCATAGCTGATTGAATACGGGCTGATGTCTGCTTCTCTTGGCTAGCCAACCGCTGCTGGAACTGAGCCCCACGCATCTGCTGGTTCTGTGCGTCAAGATTGAGCTTGGCGGCATCATTCTGTGCATCCGCCTGCTCTGCCTGCGCCTTGATCTGTAGCTCCTGCTCTTTCAACTGGACTAACGGATCAGGGCCCTGACCAGAGACTTGCTGTGACATCTGTTTGACCATCTGCATACCCTCGGCAATGAACTGAGCAGTCAAACCCTCTATCTGCAACATCTCCTCTTCAGTCGCAGCCTCACCGCCAACAGCCTGCCTAGACTGAATAAACTGCACCGCCGCCCGTTCCCGCGCTGCAATCTTCACATGCTCCATGATGTGCTTCTGAAGCGCCATAGCAATCGCAGGCATTCCAGCAACCAGTGGCGTAGAGCCAAAAACCATATGCGCCATAATATGTGCCTCATGCTCTTGACCCTCAAACGCCTGCAACGGAACCATGTCCATTGAGTCGATATTCTCCTGTGCCGGATCTTTAGGCGTAGGCTCCTCATCAGGAATGCTCTTCATAACCCTGTCAATGTCTTTTACACCCAGAGCCTCGTACATGTCCTTGTACACTTCATACATGTTGTGCAACTCAGGGGCCGCTCCAGCAAGCTGCAACTTGGTCTGCGCCAAAGCAATCCGCTGCGCCTGACTAAACATATTCGGATCAGATACAGGAACAACGTCGATCTTGTCGTCGAAGTCACTCGCCATAACGGAAGACTCCGCGCCCTCAACCGAGTACGGATACTCCTGCGGTAAACTCTCCGACATAACCCGCGATAGCATCTTGAACTCAATCCGCATGGCATAATGCAACCGCTTATGCACAGCACTCATTACACGAGAGCCCTGCTCCAGCATCGCAATAGTCGTACCTACCGCCGCGTTCTGGTTGCCATCCCCAACCTTTAAGTCAGTAATCGTCGCAAACCGCTGACCAGCCTGAACCACAAACCCTAACAAATTAAACAACGTCTGATCCGGCCCTTTGAACGGCAACGGCATCAAACTGTCACGAATAGCCCCACCCGGAGCATCCACATCCCTAAACTCACCCGGCTGTAACGGCTCATCATCGTCCCTGATCCGTAGGCCGCGGGCCTTAAACCCTGCTGGAAGGTTAGATAACGTACCAGCGTCAATCAACTGACGAAGTGCAGCCGTAGCTGTGCGCGACAAACCACCAATCGTGTGAATTAAGCCCAATCCATAGAAACCAAAGCCCGGAAGGAACTTATAATGCACAAAATACTGTATTTTTTTCTTGTTCTCGTCTTCCTCACGGTAATTACGACGAATTGACAGTACCTGACCGTTGTCCTGACTAATTGTCACTACATATGGTATTTTAATACCCGTTGCCTCGCCGTCTTCGTCCTCTTCCTCATACCCCTCAAGGTCCAAATCAACATGACACTCCAAAATAGTGCAATCATAGTCGATCTGAGACGGCGAAACACCGTCAATGCGGTTTATCTCGTCGTCCACGGAACTCGTGTCGCCCTGCGAGGGCAGTACAGGGATGTCCAAATAGAACCCGGACACCTGTTTCTTACGTAAATCGTTCAACGACATACGCAAAACCTGCGTTATGTTAGGACAAGACTCCAAATCTGACGTCTCATACGGCACAACTAAGTGCTCCGCCGGTACAAACTTACTTACCGCCCGCCCTTTTGTCTCGTCATAGTAAACTTTCTTGAAGGTAGACCCCGCCAAAGGCAAAAAGAACAGCATCTGGTCCAGTTCAGGCGTATATTCCTCCATCACATTCGTGATGTAGTAGTTCATAAACTGCTTTACGCGGACGGCCTGCTGCTCCTTCTCACGGGTTTCTGCTCCCAAGACAGCAGTTCGCACGGGACCTGAAGCTGGCAACAACTCGTTAAACGCCTGCGCTTGGAATTGTGTAGCAGCCTCTGCGAGCAAGGGATGCGTAACTCCGGAAGCTCCTCTGAACGGCTGCGCTCTCTCCTCATAGGAAAAACCAAGAAGTTCCAAACCGTTGGCGTAAGCATCTTCCCACTCCTGTCGTCCCGCTTTGTTACTGTCAAACTCAGACATCAACTCGCCAGCAATGCGCGACAACTCACGGTCCGGCATCTCTTCTGCCAAGTTCATGTAGAAATCATCGCTCTCGCCGCGCTGGTCCTGCGGATCAAAATCCACAGTCATGCCGCCGTCCTCGTCAGGCGTGATCTCAATGTCCATGCCCTCGGCCATACCCTCAAAGGATACGACGTTGTCGTCCATGCTTCCCGGTAGCTCAAGCTCTACTTCAGCCGCCAAGTCTTCCATGTCCAACTGAGACGGGACGTTTTTGTCCATCATGCCTGCAATAGGTTCTCTAGCCATTAAATGTCTCCTTTAAAGACCTAACTTACCATAGGCCGGTTCATATTCCTAGCTGTTGACGCAAGGGATGCAACGCCCCGTGGGCCGCGGCCCGTGTTCCGCGCT